TTTAAAGCTAATGATGCAAGTTCTTCGCCTGACCCACAAATTTGTGGAATAAAAGCAATATCTACAGGAGCAACAAACACTAATCCTAAATTAAATTTCTTTGCAGGAGAAGGTAATTATAGTGCCAATACTCCTAATATGAGTATTGACAGTTCTGGTAATGTTGGTATCGGAACTTCTGCATCAAGTTTATTACATTTACAAAGTGCTAGTCCAAATTTAATTATACAAGATACTGGAACTGCTGGTTCAGATTCTGCTCCAGCAATAACGTTTAAAGACGCATCTTCTACTCAAGGCACTATTAATTTTAATAATGGTGGGGATATGGAAATTATTCAATCTACATCAAATGCTTTAAAGTTTAAAACTTCAGATACAGAACGTGCGCGTATCGACAGTTCTGGAAAAGTTGGCATAAATACAACTGCTCCTTATGGAAAATTTGAAGTACATTCTGGTGGTGGTGGAAGTAATTATTCTGGTTCAAGTGCAATTAAAAGTGGGGTTACATGGGGAAGTGAAGCAAGTTCACACACTATAAGTCTATTTAATTATAATGAAAATGATAATTCTTCTGGAATGCTTCTTGTTCATGCAAAAGCAGATAATAATAAATGTGGAACTTTAATTTTATTATTTACAAAAAAAGGTGGAAGTGGTGTTAGTACAACTACTGTATCATCAAAAACAGATGGAATGTCTACGTTTTCAGCATCTACATCTGGTAACGATATAAATATTTCAACAGATTCAGACTGTGCAATATGTTGGCAATCATATTATGGAGTCTAAATTAACCTAAAATAAGGATAAAAACTATGGCAATAACATACGAATGGTCTTTTCCAAACTTTGAGACGGATTCAAATAACAAAGTTAAAGTTATCCATTGGAGATATACAGCAGTTGATGGAGAATACTCTGCATCTATGTATGATTCTTGTGCAGGTTCTGAAGGTATGGATTTTGATGCTATGACTAAGGAGTATTGCGAAAATTGTGTTCTTGAAAATCAAGATACTACAATTGAAGATATGCAAAGCAATTTGTCTGCACAAATCGAAGAACAGAAAAACCCAACATTGACATCGAAAACTAAGGAATGGTAGGTAAGCTACCATGTTCTTCGGTGCAACTACCTTTTCCCAAGCAGCCTTTTCCGATATTGGATCAGGAAATGCATTAGTTGATGTAACAGGCTCAAGAGTTAATACATCAATTGGTAATGTAGTTGTAGTTGGTAACTCATTAGTATTACCAAACGGTAACAGATATAATTTATCAACAGGTACAGTAACTGTTAAAGAAGGTGCTAATGTACCTTTAACAGGCAATCAATATAATGTAGGAGCTGGCACTGTCACATTCTCTATTAGTGGAACAGTTACTCCAACAGGTAGCAGAATTAATGCAGCGATAGGTAATGTAACTGTTGCAGCAGGTGCTGTGCTCTCAGTAACAGGTAATCAGTTTAATTTTTCTACAGGTAGTCCAACTGTTGTAGCCAATGCACTTGTTGCAGCAACAGGAAATCAATTAAATATTGCAACAGGCACAGTCAATGCTAAAGCAGGGGCCACGGCACAAGTAACAGGGAACAGGTTAAATACATCAATAGGTAATGTAACCGTAACTGGTAAAGCAGTTATTCTACCGAATGGTAATCAATTAAATATTGGAACAGGTTCAGTCACAATTGCAGCTGATGCAAACTTCTCTGTAACAGGTAGTAGAGTTAATTTATCAATTGGTGATGCGGTTGCTAAAGCAAATGCAACGGCTATTGTGACAGGTAATAGATATAATTTAGCTACTGGATCAGTGACAATTGTTGCAAAAGCAGGTATAGTACCAACAGGAAGTGGTCTTGCTATAGGTACAAACGAACCAAACATTAGACTATGGAACAATATTGATCCTAATGTAAGTCAAGTTTGGACAACTATATCAACACCGTAAGGATAAATTATGTTTTTTGGAACTACAACATTTGCACAAGCACCTTTTTCAGACGTTGGAAGCAGTATTGTTAGTCCTATAGTTATACTATCTGGTAACGGATTAAATATATCAATAGGTAACATAACAACACTTCCTGAGCAATTAATAGGTGTTACAGGTCAACAATTTAGTGTTGCAACTAACCCTGTAAGTGTTATAACATGGACTCCAGTGCCCCCAGGGGCTAATCAAGTTTGGGTTCCAATTGACCCTGACGCATAAGGAGAATTATGGCATCAAGTACATCAAGTGATTTAAAATTAGAATTAGTTACAACAGGTGAAAAAGCAGGTACCTGGGGTACAATTACAAACACAAATTTACAGATACTAGAACAAGCAGCTAGTGGGTATATTGCAGTTGACGTTGCGTCTAGTGATGTAGCTTTATCTTTATCCAATCATGCTGTATCTAACGGTAAAAATTTATACTTTAAACTTACAGGAACATTAGCTGCTAATAGAAATGTAACAATGCCTGATTCTGCAGAAAGAGTATTTATTGTAGAAGACGCAACAGCTAGATCTTCATCTAATTATACATTAACAGTTAAAACAGTTTCAGGAACAGGTGTATCTATTCCAATAGGTTGTAAAATAGTTTTATATTCTGATGGTACTAACATAAACCCTGGTCTAATAACTAAGGGTTATTATACTGTACCAAGCGCTTATACAGCAGTTAATGGTGATCAATTATTAATTAATACTTCTGGATCAGGAGGAGGTTTAAATGCTCCTGTTACAGTAACATTACCAGCTTCTCCTGCAATAGGCGACGAAGTTACATTCATAGATAGTGGAAATAGTTTTGGCTCTAACAACTTAACTATTAATAGAAACAGTTCACCTATTTTAGGAAATGCCGCTAATTTAATATTATCCACAAACGGAGCTGCATTTACTTTAGTATATGCAAACTCTACAAGAGGCTGGATATACAAAGATAACATATAGGACCACGGACCATGGCCCTTATTGATTTTAAATTTAAACCAGGAATCGA